TCCGCAACCCGCAATAACTATGGCCGGCTACATTCAACTGCCTGACGGGTCGTACTTTCAACTAAAGCCCGGACAGGACGCGATGGACGGCTTCTATGCCGCGTCGCAGTTGTACCCGGATGCGTTCGGAACTAAGCCGCAGACGCCCAAAGCGCCAGAAGAAAAGGGTCTGATACCCGCGCTCAAGGGGTCGTTCCAGACGATGAAGGGCGAGGCTGCGCTCACAGCCGGCAAGCTCGGCTTGATGGATGAAGCGGAAGCGCAGAAGTATTACGAGCAACAGAAAACCAAAGCCTACAAGCCGACTGAAGAGGGCTGGCTAGAAGCGCCCCTGCTCAAGACTAAGGAGTTAATTGGCGGCGCACTGCCGTATATGGCCGCGCCATTCCTAGCTGGTGCTGCGGTTGAGGCTGCTCCTATTACCGGGTTGGCGGCGCTTGCGGCGGGTGCTGGAGCTACTGGGCTTACGTCTGCTGGGCAGTTTGTTGGGTCGAACCTTGCGCGCCAAGTAGAAGAAGGCAAGTCTCTTAAAGAAACTGATCTGGGTGCGGCAGCGCTGGCCGCAATTCCACAGGCCGCGCTCGATACGGTGTCGCTGCGTATGATGCCGGGACTCAGCAAAGTGCTGGGCGTATCCGAGAACGTAGCAAAAAACATTGCCGAGCAGGGCTTAAAGAAAGCAGCGGTTGATTACTCGCTTGCCACCGGCAAGGCTATGGGTGTTGAGGGATTGACTGAATCTGCGCAGCAAGTGCTTGAACGTGCGCAGGCTGGGCTGAACATTGCGGACCCCGAAGCGCGTAAAGAATACTTTGATAACTTTATTGGCGGCGCTGTACTTGGTGGCACAATCGCGCTACCCGGGCGCAAGTTTGAGCGCATGGGCATGCAGGCCCGCTATGACAAACAGCAAAAAGAAACCGCCGACGCCCGCTACGCCGCAGAAGAAGCAGAAAAGAATCGCCCTGAGAACCTGCTCAAACTGTTTGATGAGTACACTGCTGCCAAGGAAGAAGCGATACGGCTAAAGGACGCCATACCGGCAGCGCCAAACAAAAAGAAAAAATCTAAAGAGTATGAGCAGTGGGAAGAGTCCACGGCTGGCGCACGCGAAGCGGCGTCAGACTTTATGGAGAGCGTTCTTAGCCCACTACGCAGAGACTACACCCAACGCGAAGACCTAATTAAGCCGCTGGTTGCCCAGCGCCAAGCAGAACAGGCAGCAGCACAGCCTGCGGCTGCACCTGAGCCGGTATTTACGGCACCGACAGTCACAGACTTGATGGACCAGTATGACGCGCTAAACCAACAGCGCGACGATATTGGTGCTCAAATGCAGGAGGCCGCAGCCGGCGGCGATCCGCAGGCAATCATTACGCTGCACGATCAGTGGCAAGCGCTGACTAAGTATATCGACCAGACAGGCAAGGCTGTTGAGGCTGCCGGCGGTACGACGGAGACCGCCGTTGCGCTAGATAAAAAACTTGACACCGCCCAGAAGGAAATGGCCAAGGCCGCTGAAGTGGGCGACTTCGATGCCGTGCGCAAGCAGGCAGAAAAACTTGCCGCTCTTCAAGATAAACGCAAACTTGTTGGGGGGCGAGCGCCCAGTACTGCGGTTGTTGAACAGCCCGAAACTACAACGCCAGCAACGACTGAAGAACCGGCTGAACCAACAACTCCGCAAGTCCCCCTGCTTGAGAACAAACCACTCTCAGTGCCCAAGTATGTGTTCCCTGATGGAACGGTTGCTACTACGCCCTATGACGTTGAGCGCTACGAAGAAGAGCAGTTCCAGAAAAAGTACGCGCCGCAAATAATCCCAGCGGCAGTGCCTGAGACGCAGTTAGCTCAGCCAGAACTGTTTGAAAATACGCCGCTTGAGCAGGCCAAAAAGTTTGTGTTGGAGACCAACAAAGCCACGGTCAGCCATATTGCGGAAGGGCTAGGCATCAAACGCCCAGAAGCCGCTGCGTTAATCCAACAACTTGAAAAAGAAAAGGTCGTCTCCCCGCTAAACAAACGCAACCAGCGTGAAGTATTAAGGGGCACACCTGCTATAGAGACGCCGGCTACACCGACTAAGCCAGAGACCGCTGCGCCTGCCGAGGCTGTTGAACAACCGCAAACTAAACCAGAAACCGCTGCGCCTGCCGAGGCTGCGCCTGCCGAGGCTGCGCCTGTACCGCAAGGTAGCTTGGCACAAGAAGCTCAAGGGTCTCTGTTCCGTGAGCAGGGCGAGAAGCCTGCGGTTGGGATGCGCGTTGAAGAGGTTGATACCCACATCGCGCCGTTTCGTGAGTTGCCAGTAGCGCCCAAGATCGAGACGGTGCAGTCTGTTACTGAGCTGCCTCCCGAGATTCAGGCGCAGATGGAGCGCGATGGCACGCAGGGCGCGCCGGGTATGTATCACCCGCCTACCAAAACAATCTACATGGTTGGCGACAACCTGATTGACGCGCGAGATGCTGGCAAGACGATCGCTCACGAGTTGGTAGGCCACTTCGGTCTGCGTGGGGTGTTGGATAAGCAGTACCCGGCAGTGATGCGGGCGATCTATCAGAATAGTAAACAGGTCCGTGCCGAGGCCAACGCGCGGATGCAGCGTAACCCGAACCTATCGCAGGACGTAGCGACCGAGGAGAGCATCGCCGAGCGCGCCGAGAATGATGTGTCCCTAACGTGGATGCACCGCTTGGTGAATCTTATCCGCACTAAGCTGCGGCAGTGGGGCATCTGGAGGAACGCACCAATCGGGGAGTCCGAGATCATTCGCCTGATCCGCGACTCGCACAAGTACGTACACGGCGTGACCACCAAGCCAAGCGAGACGGTGCGGACGCTGGCAAAGATTGCACCAACCGAAGCAGACATAAAGGGGCACAACCGCGTAGAGGCGCTCTATTCTGGGCGCGGGCAAAAAAACTTCAAAGAACCCGTAAAAACCATAAAAGCGTACAAAATTTTCCGCGTTAAGAAAAACGAACCCGGCAAAATTTACCCGCTGTTTATTGGGAAAAACGAAGCCACGGCTATTGGCGAGTGGGTCCCGGCAGAGCACCTTCCAACTAAGGGGTTTGCAGAACGTCCGGGTTGGCACGCCGGCATACTGCCGATGGCTCCGCACCTACGCACAAAAGAAAACCAAATGGCGGACGACCGCGTGTGGGCCGAAGTGGAAATCCCCGCAGATGTTAACTGGCAAGATGTGGCGGACACGCAAAAGACTAGAGACATTCGCGACCGCGTGCCGGTTGGCGGGCACTACCGATTCAAGACCAGCAAGATGCAGGGCGGTGCTTGGATTATAGGTGGCGCACTCAAGGTCAATCGCGTTCTTTCAAACAAAGAAATTGCGGACATCCTAAACAATGCTGGAGAAAAAGACGCAGCTACGCGGGAGCAGATGCGCAACCCAGCGCTGGCAGAAGCCTTTGCACCAACAGGTACGCCAGCAGCCAAGGCAAACGATGTCCTCTACCGCGAACGCAAGCCCACCAAGTCTGTCGTTGCTCAGCGCACAAGTGCTGTCGATGATTTGATGTCGCTCGTAACGGGACTGACCGGCGCTAGTAGCCGGGAAGCTACACTTGCTGGGATCAAAGACAAGACCGATACCCGCGCGTTGAAGCTTCGTCTGCGTGTGTTTGACCAGTACGCGCCGTTGGTTGCGGCGGTTACTAAGGGCGTTGACGCTAAAGTTATTGATGCGCTCCGTGCTCAGAACCTGATGTACTTCCTGCGCTTTGGTCAGCAGCGTAGCGATATCGCCGGACAGACAATTACCAGCGGCCCACCGCGCGTCCGTAGCGAAAAAACAAAGAACGGCGTTGAGTACTTCTACGAGAACGAAGCCGGTGGCCCGACACTGGTCGGCATGGCGCAGGCGCTGGAGAAAGCCAAGGGCTACAAGGAACAAGAGCGTGAGAACGCATTCACGGTTTACCTAGCAGGCAAACGCGCGGAGCAAGTTGGCTGGAACAAATTACGCTTTGATAATCCGGTTGAGGCCGAGAACGAATACAAGGCTGTGCTTGCGCACCTGAAGCAGAACAAGGCTGACGAAGCCGCGTTCAAAGAAGCCGAAAAGATTTATCAAAACTACAACGCTGGGCTGCTGGACTTCTTGGTTCAGACCGGCGCTATGTCCAAACAAAAGGCTGAGGAACTCAAGCAGATCACCTACGTGCCGTTCTACCGCGTAGATAAGGATGGCAACATCCGCATGGAGACCGGAGACGAGCGCCGCGCTATCCGTATCGGCAACATTAAAGACGAGCCGCGCCTAAAGGAACTGCTTGGCGATAGTGAGCAGATTCTGCCCGTGTTTACCAGCGCAATCCAGAACACCAACATGCTGATTAACATGGCGATGCGCAACCAGACCGTCAAGGATACGGCGTTTGTGCTCAAGGATCTAGGGATTGCCAGCAGAATCGTAGCGTCTAAGGGTCCGTACGCAGACAACGTCGTTCACTTCCGAGTGCATGGCGTTGAGCATCACGCGATCATTGATAACGACATGTACGGCATCCCTGCGCAGATGATCGTTGAGGGGCTGGAGGGTATTAAGCTTGCGATGCCCGCGATTGTGCGCATGCTTGGTGTGCCGGGGGATATCTTCCGCAAGTTTACGGTTCGCAATCCGCTCTATATGTTCCGTCAGCTTGTGCGTGACCCTGTGGCGGCGTGGGTACAGAACGGGACTAGCACGGTCCCAATCCTTGATTCGTTCTCAACGCTGGCCAAGATGGCCACAGGCAAAGACACCACCGCGCAGCGGCTTCAGCGTGCAGGCGCAACCAGCAGCAACGTCTTAGTGGGCGACGCCCGCGACATGACTAAGTTCTTGTAAGACCTGACCGCCGGCAAGTGGAGTCTGCAACGGGCGTTCTCTAAGCTCGACACGATTGCCCAGCAGTCCGATGCGGCTACTCGGCAGGTAATCTACGAAGACTCGATCAAGAAGGGAATGTCCCACCAGCAGGCGCTGATGCGCACGCTTGAGTCGATGAACTTTAGCCGCCGAGGTACGTCCCCCAGTATGTATTTGCTGGCAAGCGTGACACCGTTTATGCACTCGCAGATGCAGAGCTTGGATGTTTTGTATCGCTCGATGCGTGGGGAGTTACCCGGCGCAGACAAACTTCAGGTTGCCCAACGGTTCGCGGCTCGGGCTACGATGCTCGCCGTGTCGTCCCTTGCGTACGCCGCGATCATGCAGGATGACGAGGACTATAAGCGCGCCAAGCCCGAGGAGCGCTACGGCAACTGGTGGTTGCCAACGCTGGGGCTGACCAAAGAAAACTGGATAAAAATCCCTATCCCATACGAGGTCGGGTTCCTTTTCAAAGCGCTGCCTGAAGCGATTGTTAATATGGCGGCGGGTGATGAAAAGGCTGGACCGGCACTTGAGGCTATTGGTCGTCTGCTTAGTCAGTCGCAGCCGTTCGCTATGCCGCAGGCGCTTAAACCGGGTGTTGAGGTGGCGCTTGGTTCTTCGTTCTATTCTGGGCCTATTGAATCGCCGCACGAAAAAGAGATCCTGCCGCAGTACCGCTATCGTGCGAACAGTACTGAGATTGCCAAAATGCTCGGCGGTGTGGGTGGGTTATCTCCGATTGAGATTGACTACCTGATCCGTGGCTATACCGGCGGTGTGGGCATGGCGATAACCCAGATGGCCAACGTCTTTCTGCGTGCGCCCGAGGCGGCGAACGTGGCGCAGCCCACTATGAAACTGTCAGAAGTCCCGCTCTTTGGTTCACTCTTCCAAACGACTGAAGGTCGCGGCGCGCTCGATGCTACGTACAAGCTCATCGAGGAAATTCAGCAGACCAAGGGTGCGTACAACAAACTGCTGCAAGATGGTAAGCCTGAAGAAGCCGCCCGGTTCGCTAATGAAAATGCCTCGGTCTTGGCCGCATCGAGCATGGCCGGCTACATGAAGAAGACGCTTGGGGAAATGGCTAAGCAGTCGCGCATGATCAAAGCTTCGCCAGAAATGACCACCGAACAAAAGGACGCGGCGCTGGAGAACTTGTATATCAACCAGCTTGCGCAAGCGCGCAACTTCCTCAAAGTCGCCGAAGGAACCACACTCCGATAAGGCCGTCCTTGATCCCGTAGGTAGCCACGGGCTTTATGCGGTAGCGCACCGCAGCCCGTAGCCCCTCCTCCGTTGTTTTTTCTGGGTTGAGCGTGGGCACAAAGAACCCACTCCCAACGCTAGTCTTCTTCCACGGGTATCGGATCTTCTTCTGCATCTGCTTTCTTGCGGCGTATGTGGAGCGCGTTTACCCGCATAGACGGCCCGCCCGTCTTAGCCAGCATGTCTTTCTTGACGTACGTTATTGAGTGCGTCTGCGCCAGCTCAGTCTTAAAGTCGTGGTAGGCAAAGCTCATGCTCACGCAGTGCTGCCGCAGCAGGTTCTCCTCGATGAAGTAGTCAATAAAGCCCGGGCGAATCAACCCGTGCTCAACGCGGCCCATAACTTTAGATCGCGTGATCGACTTTTCTACCGTGTCGCCGTCGCCCCATGCCGCCAGCAGGCGTCCCTCGGCTTTCTTGAGCACGATGAAGCCGCCGTAGTTGTCTCGGGTGTAGGCGTTGAGAACATCGTCCGCGCTGCGCACATTGTTTGATATGCTGGCGCGTGCTTTGAACACCAACTCCTTGAGCGACTCGATAACCGACTTGACGGGAACATCAATGATGTTGGCATACTGCTTGCCTAACATAATGCCGGCAGCTACGGTTTCCGTGCATCCAACGTGCCAGTACCGCTCATCGTCGGTGAAGTTAAACTCCTTCTCTAACTGCACGTGAACCTGCGGCATGAGGTCTTTAATGACCCTGCGGTTCTGCACCATCCAGCGTACCCACGCTTCCCCGGCAACGCCGTAGTTACGTTTGAGTAACTTCAGGATCGCGCGCTCCTCCGCATTCCAGTGCAGCTTTATGTTGGGCGTCCACTCAAGCATCCGTAGCAGCTCGCCGTTTGAGCTGAACTTCCGCGCTCCGGCCATGTAGTCTGTTAAGTTTTCATTTGAAGTTAGCGTACATGTTAAAGCCCACGTAGTATCGTTAACACGTTCTTTGTTGGCTCCGGCCTCCATACGCTCCTTGCCCTTGCCCTCGGACATGTCAAAGATAAAGAGTGGTGCCCACTCCATGTCCTTGCGATGCTGGCCCGTGATCTCATCAACAAGCAGCGGCATGCTGCCTAGCAGCCCCGCCCGGTTCTGCATTGCTACGGGGGATGTGCCCTTTCCTGTGCGGTAGTGCACTGGGTGCCCCCAGACTCCAGCCTTGGCGCTCAGCGTTAGCGACTTGCCCGTACCCGACTTGTTAGCGCCGATGTGCCAGACAAACCCCTCATACTCAGTAAAGTGCATCAGCGGACAGCCGAACGAGTCGAGTGCCACAGCCAAGAGCGTGTACATCTTGCGCTCGATGAACAGGTTCCACACCTTGCGCCAGTCATCCAAGTTACCCTTAGATGTGGTGATCCGCGTGATGTTCTCTAGGTTCGGCATAGGCACGGTGGTCACCGAGCCGTCCTTGTTGAAGATGCGCCCGTTGTAAACGAACGACCCGTTGTCCTGCCAGCCAGCCTGTAGCGGTACGGTGATTACCTTTTTATTGAGCGACGCCTGCTCGACGCACGCCCGCACGTAGCTAAACAGGTTGATGTCGCTGCCTTGGCCGTACGAAGAAATAATATTCTGGTTCGCCAGCCACTTAACAGTCTCATCTTTACTTACTGCCGCTTTCTGTGGCATGTTGATCAGCACTGGCCCGTCCGGGCGCACCGCTACCATGTGTACTAGATGATCGTTCTGGTGCTTCAGGATGTCGATGACAAACAAGTCGTATGGCAGAACCTGCTTCTGCACCATCATCTTCTTGCCTTCCTCGTCCTTCTCTTCCTTCTCTACGTAGATCCCACCGTTCGCCCCGTAGCTAAACCCACGCGGCGGCTCTGGGCGAGTGACCGTGATAGGCGCAAGTTTCGGAAGATCGTCGTCATCATCCTCCGCGTCTGTGCCGAAGAGCGCCTCTTCAGACTCCGCGTCAACCGCATTGATGACAATCTCTTTCTCAGTGTTGTCGGTCTGTAACTCGCGGCCAAACTTGAGCGGGTTGGTGATCTGCCCCCAGTGTACACACGATGTACACACACCCGGGTTCTCGCTGTCCATCTTGACGCACGGGTACGGACCCTTGATCTCCGCGAGCTTCGCACTCATTCGCTCGCTAGTGTACGGATGCAGTGCAGCCAAGTCGGTTGCCGCTTCCTCTGCGTCCGTGCAGACCTTGGCCCAAGATAAAAGCCCGCGCCAGAGCGGCTCCATCCCATCCTGCGCTGCGTGTTCGCGGTAGTACTTGATCTGTGCGCAGCCTGACTTTTCCTCAACCAAACGAAATACAGTCGCTGTGTTGGCCACAAGCTTTAGCTGCGTAGCGGACTTGGTCGGGCGCTTCCCCGGTAGATTCAGTGGGGCGACAGGTTCAAACATGGGGGCAACGAGCTTTGCGAGTATCTGCCCGACAAACTCTTCAAAGACAAACATGTCCCCTTCCGCAAGGATCTTGACCTCGCGGGGTTCTGCGTACTTCTTCTTGTGGTTCCAAGTACCGGGAACGCGAAGCACCCGGGCAGCGTCGGCTGGGACCGTCCAGTCGATGTGTAAACCTTCTTGCTTGCAAAGGCGTTTAAAGTTCTCCGCCGCTGGTTTCCAGATCCCGATGTTTACGGTCTCAGTAAATGGCCAATAGGCGTGAATGCCCCCGCCGGAACTAACGATCCACGGTATTCCAAACCGAGACAGGCCGGTCTTCTCAAGAAAATCGTTTAGCGCAATAGCCGCAGCTTTCTTGGTCTCGTAACCATCCATGTCGATGAAAAACGACTTGATGGTCTGCGCATTTACCGCCTCCCTGCTACGGTTTTCTTTGAAGGTGGCTAGCGCAAAATAAACGTCATACTTCCTTTCGTTCCATTCATCAATTTTGGCTTGCAAGTCTTCGATGCTTTCGCCAAAGACATGCTCTTTCTTACGCGATAGTTCCGCAGCGCAGTAATACCCGTTGCCGGGAGGCGGCAGAACCTGCGTCAAAAAACGCAACGGCACCATGAACGCCCCAAGTTACGGGTTGATATTGAACTTCTTGCACGCTTCTTGATACGCGCTCTCGGGGTCTGGGTTGGCCCGAAGAATTTTAATTAAAGCCTCGATGATAGGTCGATAAGCCGGAAAGATTTCCCTGCCGGAGAACCAGTTGTAGACGGACTGGCGCGTAGCGCCCGTGATTTTAGATATGCGCAGGACCGAGAAGTCCCGATAGACTGCCCAGCGCCCAAGCTGGTTACCCAATGTCTTGGGTGCCCCAGCTACGATGTCAACTGTTTTTTGTGTGTACGCCATAATTAGCGGGGGCACGAAGCCCCCAACCCCGTTAAGGTTTATTCCCAGTCATCGACCATAGCCATAAGACTACTCTTTTTGGCCGGCACTGCGGTAGTCTTCTTCTCTTCCTTGCGAACAACAGGCTCTTCGGCGGCGGCTTCAGCCGCAACCTCATCCACCGCATCATCCGCAACGAGAGCCTCCAGCTTCGCAGCTTTAGCCTCTGCCTTGGCGTCAACCTTAGCTTCTACCTTGCGCTCGGGGCGCGCGCCGATTGCCAGCGGGGCTGGCGCAGCAGCTTCACTCTTAGAAAAAGACATCGTGATTGCTTTGAGTGCGTCGTCCGATTTGCTTTGCGACTCAATAACCGGAAGATCCTCGCCCTCGACCCACGCCGTTGCCTTGAAGAACATCTTAGGCGACTGGCTCTTCGTGTCGAACTTGATGCGAGTCACAACATCGCTAGGCTCAATCTTCTGCGCACCCAGATAGCGGGCATAAGCTTGCAGCGGACGGTCGTCGCCCTTGGCGTCTTTGTCCCAGATTGAGGTGGCCGGCACTTGGAGCGCCAGAACATCCCCGCCGATATCGTTCGGTAGCACAACAGCCAAGCGCTGCTGGTAGCGGCAGGCACGCGAGTTACCTTGGCCAGACCCAGCAATGTTCTTGGGGCAGGTTGCGCAGGCTTCGGATTGCTTGTTGGCCGAGTCGTTACTTGGCGTCATGCCATCCGCAGACCAGCAGTCAGGAGAGGTTGCCTCACCATCGTAGGACTTGGCGTACCAGACCCGGCCAATGTGCGGAGCAGCGTTGACGATCACTACATCGAGGAAACGATCCTCGATTGCAGCAATCTCTTTACTGCCGTGGTATAGACGGAACACGCCGCCCGCGATACTGATTCGTTTACCGCCGCTTGAACCACCGCCACCAAGGGCTTTGGCCATAGCAGACAGCTCGGTACGCGCACGGACATGGGCAGGAACTTGCGCTGGATTAAAAAGGGTTACGTTGGACATAAATCGCCTTACTTAGTGGTTGGCTTTTTGACAGTAATGCTGTACTCCGACATGGAGTTCAGCCCGGGGGGAACAAGACCGGGGTTCTCTTCCAAGAAAGTGGCCATATTGTTCTGCGCAACACGGCGCTCCAGTAGGTCCACAGCCTCGTGCTCAAGCACGAACTTCTTGAACGAGTCCCAGTCCTGCGTAGAGTAGCGCGTCTTTTGTGACATCACTACAGTACCTTCTACCGTGCGAACGGACGCCAGCCCAAGCGCCAGCATTTGATCCTTGATCGCCAGTTTCACCTGCTCCTGCTGCGCCTTGATCGGCTCAACAGCGTTCTCATACTCTGCCGTCAGCTCCTGAATCCGAGCCGACATCTTACGGTACACGCGGACAAGTTTATCCATCTGAATAGTCTCTCCGTTCACTTCAACCTCCAAGTTTGTCTAGTGTTTGACATTCTACACGATCCGTTTGACAGTGCAAGCGGTTTTTTCAGGACTCGATTTCTTTGTTGAACAGATTGACCAGCAGCGCGTGCTCGCTGACTTTGCTCGTCATCGCCTTGAACATCTCGCGCTCGATGTGGCTGCTCTGAAGATGCACAACGGTGACCTTGTCCGAGTCCTGACCCTTACGATCCGCGCGGGCGATACACTGTGTATACATCTCAACAGACATCAGCGGTCCGTAGAAGATCACTGTGTCGGCGGCGGTCAGCGTCAACCCGTGTGCCGCAGCCGCAGGCTGCATTACCAGCGCCCTGATGTTGTTTGTGGTCTGGAAGTCGTGGATGATGCGGCTGCGCTTTGCTGGGCTAACGTCGCCTTGGATCTGCTCTGTAGGGTAGCCCTTCTTGTTTAGGTGGGCCGTTACGGCGTCGATGCTGCTGCGAAACATTGCGAAGATCAACACTTTGCGCTCGGTCTCTTCCAACACCTCTTCAAGCACAGACAGCCGTGGGCTGGCGTCGAACTCAACGACTTCTTTGTCGTCCGTGTAGGCTGCGCCGCAGCTAATCTGCAAGAGCTTGCTCACCGCTACGCCCGCGTTGACTGCGCTGATCGTCTCGCCTGCGGCCTTGACCATCATCTGCTCTTTAAGTAGCCGGTAGTACTTGCTCTGCTGTGGCGTCATGGGCACATCGCGGGTGACCGTGATCACGGGTGGCAGATCCAAACACTGGGCCTTGGTGAATCTAATCGCGGGTTGTAGCGCCTCGAAGACCAGTTCAGCGGCGTTAGATTTGGGTGCCCACTTAAACTGTGTGATCTTGAGCATCGTCTGGTCGCGCCACGCCGAGATGTACTTCGGTATGCCCGCCGGGTTAACAAGCTTGGCCAGACCGTAGGCGTCCACGGGCGACTGCGAAGCAGGTGTGCCGGTCATCATCCACAAGTAGGTCTCGGGTTTGAGGATAGAGGCAAGCGCCTTCCAGCGGTTGGTCGTTGCGTTTTTGTATGCGTTGGCTTCGTCAACAATGATCAGGTCAAACCGCCCGTCACGGACAATCTCTGGCGCAACCAGCGCCAACCCGTCGTAGTTGGTGATCACGAACTCGTAGTCCTGCTGAATCATCTCAATACGCCGAGAAGATTGTTGGTGGTGCGCGACGATGGCGCTGCGGTGCATGATGGCGTTGTTTAGATCCTGCATCCACGCTGACTGCATAATCGAGAGCGGGCACAACACCAGCACCCTGCGCACATAGCCGAGTGACATCAAGTAGTCTGCCGCCCAGAGCGCCGACATCGTCTTGCCCGTACCCGGATCATTAAAACAAAACGCTCGGCGGTGCATCGTCAAAAAAGCGGCAGTATCTATCTGATGCTGCATGGGCCTGTAGCGTCCGGGCCATTGATAACGCCCCACGATAGGGGAGGGTACGTTCCTTACCCCGAGGTTGTGCAACACCCTCGCCTCGTCTAGTCCCCAGTAGACGGCCACCTCGTGGATGCCGTCTTCATCCGCTTCCAAGACCTTGTGCTTGGGGATTATTGAGTACTTATTCGGGTTGCGCGTGCGAAACAGCAGCGCCTTGTTATCAATGATCTGCATTTGGTTCTTTTGCCAATAGGCTGTCGTAAAGATTTTGCAGGTCGTGTATGCAGTCTTGCAGTAGATCGAGCTTGGTTACCCAGTGGGCAGACTCAAAGTAAGGAAGCGTTTTTACGCAGCCCTCACCCCGCAGATTGTCCCACCTAAGCTGTATTGCGTTTATTTTCATGTTACTCCCTAAAAAGGTGCTGGCTCGCACTTGGAGAAGTCCAGCTTTGGTTTACGTTTGCGCTTAGGCTTACTGACAATGTGGGGATATGGCGGCATATGCCAGACCCACCGGACAACCTTGCCTTCGTCATCAAGGATTCCGTACTTATTCATCTCTCCATGTCCCGTCTTTAAAAATGAACCGCGTGTACAACAGGTTGCCATCTTTGTCGTAGTTAGCCACCATGCACGGCGGTTCGTTATATGCCGGTGCGCGAGACTGAAGGCCGATACTGCTTTGCTTATTGTGCGGGAAGTAGTACAAACTAGCGTGTGCCCCCTTTGAA